TGTACCTTGCGTTGAGTTGTGATAATTTTTTACACCACTTGCCATATAATACATACGTACATTACCAGCACCATCATCATCAAAATACATTTCATTATTATTACCATCTACTTTAAATCCAGTTGAACTTAAAATACCACCGTTAGTAGCATTGTATCCAGAGTGTGGATTAAATAATGCATTTCTAAAATAGATATCATACTTTGAAGATGTTAAAACTATTGGAGTAAAATTCTTTCTTGCTTTTATTGTTGTTATGTTAGATAAAATACTTTCATCTGTTTCATCTATTAAACCTACAACTTTTGAATATCTGAATATTGCGTCAAACTTTTGTAAAGTACCTGTATTGTAAGTTGTTAATGTAGAAATTACATTTGCTTTTAAAGTGTCAGCAGTTTTTGTAGTTGATTTTTCATCATATTTAATATTGGAAGTTACCAATATGGAAGTTGTTTCTGGATCCTTTATAACAGGTCTTACTGAAGCAACGTTGTATGGTTTTAATTGGGTTACTATATCTGCTTTTGATGAATCTGTTAATGTTGAACCAGATTTTGCTTTGATTGAAATATTTACAACACCATAAGTTGGAGTTTCATCATCTTCTCCACCCCAAGCGCTTACAGATAATGCATTAGGATAAATTGATTTAACTAACGTTTCATAATCAGTAGCGGTTACTGCTCTATCTTGAGCTGCATATTGTAAAGGTGCATTAAATTTTATTGAGTCATTTGTTTCTGCAACTGATCCTCCTTGCGAAACTGAATCTGTTGTAATGGTAACATCTGTATTACCACCAATGTTTCCTGATAATGAAAATTTTGAAGCGCCATTTGAATCTGCTTTATTGGTAATAATGTATTCTAATATAACTATATTACCATCTGATAATTTTTTACCTATAATATCATCACCAAAGTAAACTTCAAACTTTCTATTTGATCCTTCTTGTAAGAAGTAAACTTTTGAATCACTTCCAACACCAGCATAACCACCTGATAATGAATATGTGTTTGTTGTAGTATCAGTTGAACTATTTTGTACTGAAACTTTTAATGTTGTTGTATCAGCGTCTGTACTTGGTATAATAAATTTCTGGTCAACGTCATTTACATCAACAGTATATTTAAAAGTTACCAATGTACCTTCATAAATTTTTACATTATGAAATTGATAAACACCATTAACTGGAGTAATTGTAATATCTTCGTTGGTTACATACTGATAATCTACATTGTTAACTTTAGTTGAAAATACTGTTCCTTTGTCCATTATAACCGATGAACCTGTACCTGTATTTAATTTAATATCTATTTGTGCTATTGGTGCTTTTGGAGAGTTAGGTCTATATCCTAACATTTTTGCTAATGATACAATATTGTTTCTAACATCAGCACTATCTAAAAACATTTCGTTAGTTGACATATTAGCCAAGTAAGCAAGATAGTGTGTATTGTAAGATAATACATCTAATAGAATTGCTAAACTTGATCCTTCAAAATCATAGTCTTGAAATTCTTTTTGACTTTGTAAAAATGTTTTTAAATTTGATTTAACTAAATCAAAATCGTAATCTGATATGTTTAATTTATGATTTGACATCTATTATCTTAACCTTTGTAGCATTGTTGTAACCTGTTGTGGTCCTGGAACACCTTGAACTAAAAAGTATATATCACATACTAGTCTATTGTTATCAGGATCGTCATCTACACTAACTGATTGTAGATTTACTCTAGGTTCATAATTTGTTATTACTTCTTCTATCTTTCTTTTTAGATATATTCCTGTAATAGGTGTAAAATTTTCAAAAAGTAAACCTCTAACACCACATCCTAATTCAGGATGAAAAGGTCTCTCATAAAAGTTTGTCTGTATCAAGTTTTTTACAGCTCGTTTAATAGCAATAACGTCTTCAACGGTATTGACATCATTGGTAACAGCGTTTCTTCCAAAATCTAGGTCTATATCCTTAAATTTTCGTGAAGCTCTTTTACTATTATTAGTACTTGATGAATCGTATATTGCCATATCACTAATATTTATATGGTTTTAACTAGCCACCTGCAAAAACATTTGAAGAACCTTTAGTCATTTCTCCTGCGTCTGTACTATCACCTATTCTTGCAACAGATAAACCGTGTACTCTAACTGTTGCTGATCCTATGTTAACTTGTGCTACGTGTGGCGCACACGGAGGTAATGGTGGATATGGATGAGATACAGTTTTGTCTGTAATTCTTGCTATCAATATACCATTTGCTCTGCAAGTAGATTGTTGAGGTGTATCTAGTACTGTTGTTGAGGCACATATATGTCCTGTTGACAATTCATCACCTTTTCTACTTACTGCTGGCATTTATCTTCCTAATTTATCTTTTCTACCGATTGGTAAAGTTTGCCATTTAGTCATTTCTTGACCTTTTTTACTTATCCATTCAATATACACTAATTTAACTTTATCCATTTTAGTTTGAAAGGATTTTACTGCGTCTTTCCAACTTAATGCTGTAATTTCTTCGTTAACTTCTTTATTATCCGTAAATTTAAATACTCTTTCTTTAGCCATTTTGTTTCTCCAATTTCTTTTTACATTTTTTATCATCACATCTACAGAATCTACAGATTTCCACTTTCATAGTTTCCATAATTTCGTATTTTCTCTTTCCACAATGGGATTCTCTCCCACAATTTTTACAATATGTCATAATAGTATATTTATATTAGAAATTACAACTAGCTGTGGCACTCCTAAAGTTGGTTTCCATTAAATTATCCATATTTTCACTTGCTGATTCGCTTATCTTCTCTAAATCTGGTTTCAACTTGCAATTGTCAACAGTTCCACAAGAAAAAAGAACAAAAAGAGAACAAAGAAGTAAAAAAATGTTGATTTTCTTGAATTTTTTTTGCATTTTTTGAATTTTTCCCTTGACTTTATTGAATTTTTAGTATATATTTAACGTATAAATTGAATAAAGGAAACATTATGAAAAAACTATATGAATATACAACACTTATTTGTTCAGTATTAGGTACATTTATGTTTATAGGCGCTGTCGGTGCAATTGACGGTGGTTATAAAGGTATTCCTATGAACGATAATTGGTTTGCTTGTGGTGCATTGTCTTTGTTGGGTATTGCTATGTTTATTTTAGCATTATACTCTCAAGCATTGTACGCTGAAAAAGATTAATAATCTTCTTTCATAAAATAATCATCGGATTCATCATCTAACAACACCGCAACTAGGTGAACTCTTTGCGTTTCGCCGCCATTAAAGAAATTGTGATACTTTGTGTTGTCAGTTATATATCCATTACCATTTGCTGGCATATGAAAACTATCGCCTTCTATAACCATATGACAACCTTTGTTTGTTGTAATAGGAATATGTAATCTTCTGTCTGGATCTCTATGCCAACTTAAACAACTTCTAGGTGGTTTCATTAGAAAACGAACACGACCTAATCTAAATCTTAATTTTAAGTAATCGTAAAGAGTTTGAATATACGTTCCTTTAAACTCTGGACATATTTCCGTGTATTCTTCTTCGTTGACCTTTTCAAGTCTTTGTTCTTCTTTACCACTATCATCTGGACGGGTCCAATAGATTCCACGGACGTTACCACCAGATATTGATTTTGGATCTCCAGGCTTACGGTTGATACATATAGCATTGAAGTCTATATTTGCTGGGTCATCTGTAGAGAAGCCTTTTGATTCTTTAAATTCTTCATAACACTTGTTTAACTCTTCTAAATTAATATCTAGGTCTTCTATTATTTCTAAATGTTTACTCATACTACTATTTATGAGTATTTATTTGCTAATCGCCTCGCTCCATAAGTAATCATATAATCACATCCTGCTCTTTTGAATACATCATACGTTTCTTCTAAACTGCCAGGTGCGCCTATACCTAACCATTCTCCAGATGTTTGATAAGCACCAACAGGTTTACCAGTTGCTTCTTTAATAGGTTTAATTAAGTCTAAACTTGTAATTCCTGGTTTAACCATTAATTCATCTGCACCATCATTTGAATATTTTACTGACCTTTCAATTGCACCTTCTCTATCATCAACATCTAATTGATATGGTCTGAAAATACCTTTTGATATTTGCATAGCACTTCTCCAATTTCTATAGAATGTAGAACGGAACTTTGTACTATAACTCATCACTTCTATATTACCATCTTTTAATGATTTAATATTCTTAACTGTATTATCTTGACAATCACTTGGAGCTATTGTAGCACCAGACGCTGTGTATATATCTTTAGCTGACTGTGCTAATAATTTATCTGTTTTTTCTTGGTCACCTATAATACAACAATGACCATCAGGTGTATAAGAACATAAACATAAGTCTACAATCAATCTACATTTTGGTTGTATCGTTCTGGAAAGACTAGCAGCGGTTACACACACTTGGTCAAACTTATGTTCATCAATACCTTCGTTACCTCTATGTGTATCTGATTTCTCTCCTAACTTAAACTCTGGAATATAAAATAAAAGAAATTCTTTTACTCCTAAATCCATATCTTTCTCAACACGCTCATTAACTTCTTTCCACGCATTATAGATTTTATTATCTTCTCCTAATCCAGTATCTCTTGTAGAATAACTAGCGAATATTGGTTGTATTAATCTCATCTTAACCAAGCAACCTTTTTACCAGCGGCCTTTCTTGCGTCTGCAATTTCTTTTGTTGCAGGATATCTCCACGCCCATACAGCACATAGAAACATAAATCCACCTGACCATAATAATGCATTTAAATTATGTGTACTATGCCAAAGTATTGCTAATGAACTTGCCATTACAACAATCATTGAATATTTTGCATATTGTGGAAATACTTTATGTTTTGTCCAACCTGTTAGAAACGGTCCAAAGTATTTGTGATTGTATAACCAATCGTGCCATTTTTTTGATGATTTAGCAAACGCCCAAGCAGCGATTACAAGAAATATGCTGAATGGTATACCAGGTGTAACCACACCAATGTAAGCCATACCAACACATAACCAACCTAGTGTTAAATATAAAATTCTTTTCATTTTACTCCTTAATAATAATTGTGTTCATCAGGTTGACGTTTATAATCATCCAAATATCTATCCGATACTAAAGATAAAACAACTGCTATCATAGCAAGTCCTATTATAAACCAAAGGCCTTTACCTTCATCCCAATTTGTTAATAAGTGCCAAAGCACTTGTAGTCCATTCATTTCGTCATACATAGTTTTAGTTCCTCTAACAAATCAAAAAACCATTGTAGTTTTTTAATATCGTTTTTTGCAATTAACTTTAAAAATTTAGGATAGTCTTTATTAAGTTGTTTTACTATGACTTCCTTTTTTCTCATAATGCAATTTATCTTTCAATTTTAACTTAATCTTTTTCAAGTCTTTTAACTCTCTCCAAGATGAAAAAGTCCTATCGTTTTTTCTTACCTCTTCTTGTAGATTTACTTTTCTTTTTAACTCTTTGTGTGCTTCTTTTACCATATCTCTCCTTGTCTAGTTTGTGTAAACGTGGATAATAATCTTTTGGCCAATTACAGTTTATAGTTAATAAAGTATTGTCTTGCGAATAGATTGTAATTTGATGTCCAGTTGGTGTTGATGTTTCCCAAAACCTTTCATACTTATTCAAATTAATAATTTTTTCTTTTGGTTTTTTAGTTGTAATTTTAGGTATTCTTTTTAGCTTGTTCTTTGCGTGGGTAGGAAAAAGAAATAAATCTTTTTTGTCTGTATATTTCTTTTCGCAATAATCATTGAACATATTGCTATGTGGTGTGTTGTTTGATATATCATCAA